ACATAACATATTTACCGCCGTCATTATTTTCCCTGACTTTCCCAAACATAACTTTTTTATTGTTTTTGAATTCCTCTGATTCTGGGTCAATCAACAATAAATCCGCCATATAATCATAATGTTCGGTCGACCTTGTACCTAGAAAACCCATACATTGATAAACCATTCTGTACGGATTTCCAGCACGAGATTCGTGTTCAATAATTGCGAACCTCGTTCCGTATTCTGGGTGTCCGAATTCTTTGATATTGCCGACTTGGACTAACTTGTCGCCTTCCCTTGGATTGTTACCGAAGGCAACAATATTTTCTTTTTTATCATTCATACTAAATCTCCTGAATCTGTTGGTTTAAATTTCTTTTCTTTCTTTTCTTCTTCCCTTTTAGAAATCGTTTTGTAATTGGCATCAACGCCGTCATCATCTTTATCGATTGGCAACGCCAATAATTGACGATACAAACTTCTAGTTGCATAGGTATGCAGGGAACGAACCGATTGCGCATCAACGTCATCGACTTGGGCGGAAGTCTTAGCGGAAACGTATTGATACGTTTCCGTAGACATAATCTTCATTTCAATTTCATAAGATTTTTCGCCTGTCTTTTTTTCGTTGACCAAAGACAATAAATTATGTTTTAACAATATCGGTTCTACCTTTGTTGTTATAGCTTCAAGCGACAAGAATAAATTTCCCTGATAACCTCTGCTATCAGTTTTGAATTCCGTGTTATGGATTTCTTTTCTTGCATCTCGCAACTGGTCTAAATGTCTTGTTGCCTTTTGTACGAATTCCGCCTCGGTTGGCGCTAGTTTAGTTTTGGTTTCCATTTTCTATCCTCACTCTAAAAGTTGTTTTAATAAAACTTTGAAAATCTTCACCGCAGTTTTTATAATCTTCGGAACGAATAAATTCTGCAATTACAAAACTTAAATAGTCGCCAATACCATAAAAACGTTGTTTCAAAAATTTAGCTTTGGTGGTTTCTTCTTTGTCGAAAAATTTATCAGTCATAAATGACAAAAATAAAATATTACTTTTATTATCGTCTATACACTGATTCATTTCTTCATTGATTATACTTTTCGCCGAATTGAAATAATAAATCGGTGCTTGTATTGGGTCGTTTACGTCGTACCCAAGACATTTAGCAATATAATCAACCTTACGATTTAATTCATCAACGCTATCCTGTAAGTCTTGAATGGCATCGAATTGAATTGCTTCAAGTGGTTTTTTCATAAAAATATCCTCATATTTTTGTTTATCGGAATAATCAATATAACAAATAAACAATATATTGTGCAAGTTCTATATGTACACCACAATATATTGTGTTATATTAGCGTTATCTAATAACAAATATAGGAGATTTTACTATGGATTTTAAAACTTATTTATTTGTAAATGACGTCTATCTTACTGATTTAGCAAAGAAAACTGACGTACCATACGAAACATTACTGCGATATCAAACGCCAAGGGTACGACCAAGTGCCAAGATTGTATCTGAAATATCTCGTATCACCGACGGACAAGTCGAATATGAAGATATTGCAGGAATACGAAAAACCAGAGTGGAGGTTATTGTTGAATGAACCCAAGACATATGAATTGGGCGATACGTCGAAATAAACTAAAACCACACGAACGATTGATATTAATTATTATGGTCAATATGACCACCAAGAAAGAACCATTGATTTATCCAACCATTCAACAATTAGCTGAATGGGGAAATATGTCAGAACGTAAAGTTAATTATTGTCTTAAACGATTATTGGCTATTGGTTATATTCGAAAGGAAAAGAAATATTTTCGAAAGGACGGTAAAAGAAATATATGGAAACATAACATTTATCGTGTTGACGTTCCTGAGTGGGTTGATAAGTCTAAGGTAAAAAAACAGGTAGGAAATGTTAGTTATATTGAAAATCAAAATAACTAACGAACGCATAACGTGCGTTTTTAACGGGTGCATATCGTGCGTACTATATTATTATATAAAATAATAATATATAAAAAACATAGCTAACTGTAATTCTGGGTTTTGCCTTTAAGGGCAAACCCAGAATTACCAACACAAAGAGAGGATATATGAAATTGAGAGATAAATTAGACGGTATATTTACAGCAAGAGATATTTACAAAGATGTAAAATCCTTATATGACGGAAAAACTGGTCAGCTTTATTCTACAGGTTTCGCACCGATAGATGAGTTAATCAAATTACCAAAACCAAGTTTTACAGTAATTACAGGTTCACCAAATTCAGGGAAATCTAGTTTTGTATTTGATATGGCAGTAAGAATGTTTCAAGACCACGATTTTAAGTGGTTGGTATTTTCGCCTGAACATTCATTGGCAATGTCTTTGAAACGAGTTATCGAGAAAGACGTAGAAAAACCATTTGATGAAAAATGGGTTAACCGAATGTCAGAACAAGAAATGATAGACTCGATGGCAAAAATGCAAGACAGCTTTTTCTTTATTGATAAAGTCGGAGATGCACCTGATATTGATTGGATTTTAGAAAGGGCGCAATATGTCAAAGATAATTATGGTTTAGATGGATTGATAATCGACCCGTATAACGAAATACAGCAAATGAATGTTACGGCAAGAGAGGATATGCATATCAGTAATTTAATATCTAAAATAAAAAGATTTAATCGAGAAAATGGATGTCTAACTTTTATGATTGCCCATCCCACCAAATCTATAAAAAATAAAGAAACGGGAAACTATGAAGTCAATTCGGCTTATGATATAAGTGGTTCTGCAAACTGGAATAATAAATGTGATTTTTGCATAATTGTAAATAGGGAGTTTGAAAAAGAAAGAACCGAAATCCGAGTTACCAAGGTCAGGGAGATATCCCACGGAGAAATCGGAAGTCGATATTTGAAATTCAATCCCAAGACAATGTGTTATCACGGAGAAGATTCAATTGTTTTTAGAAAGCACGACTGATGCCAAAAGTAAAAGTACGACAAAACGATAATATCGACAAAGCGCTACGGAAACTGCGTTCCAAATGCGAGAAAGCTGGAACGCTGAAATCAATCAAAGAACACGAGTTCTACACCAAACCCTCGGATAAACGCAGGGAGAAAGCTAACAAACCAAAAAAGAAACCGAATCCACATCTCAACCGCAGGAGAAAATTATACTGATGGATAAACAAAAAATTTATTACCGCAAGACCAAAGATTTAATCGAATACGACAGCAACCCACGAGAACACTCGCCAAAACAAATCCAGCAGGTCGCCGATTCAATATCCGAGTTTGGGTGGACAATGCCAATATTGATTGATGAAACCAACGAAATAATTGCAGGACACGGACGATTGCTGGGTGCAAAGAAGCTAAAAATTGAAGAAGTTCCGTGCTTGATTGCAAAGGGTTGGACGGAAGAACAAAAGAAAGCGTATTGCATTGCTGATAATAAATTAACAGAAAATTCAAACTGGAAAGACGATGAATTACGATTGAATCTTTCTTATCTGTTTGACGAAGGTTTTGATGTATCACTAACAGGATTTTCGGTCGACGAAATCGAGGGGATAATCCCTGACTTTAACGTCAACGAAGGTATTGGTGATGAGGAAGAAGTTCCAGATACACCCGAAGAACCTGTATCCAAGCTAGGCGATATATGGCAATTGGGCGAACACAGGGTTATTTGTGGCGATGCAACCGACCCTTTGGTATACAACCAACTGATGGACGGCAAACGGGCGAATATGGTACACACAGACCCGCCATATAATATCGATTACGGTAATATCCAACACCCAAAATTTAAGGTCAGAAATATCGATAACGACAATATGACTTCAAAAGAATATGCCGAGTTTTGTGAACAATGGGCAGAAAACGTAGCGGTTTATTGTGATGGCATAGTTTATTGCTGGGGTCATCAAGGAAAGGCAGGGCGAGTTCAATTTACGGTGCTAGATAATAAATTCCATAATTCAACAACGATTATGTGGTACAAAGATGTCTTTACGCTGGGCAGAGGTAAATATCAGAACCAATTCGAACCTTGTTGGTTCGGATGGGTAAAGACAGGTGAATCGTTTTCCAAGTCAAGAAAACTTGCAAACGTTTGGCGAATAGCTCGACCCAAGCGTTCTGATTTACATCCGACAATGAAACCAATCGAGCTATGCGATACAGCAATCAAGCATTCCAGTACTCAGGGCGATATTGTGATGGATATATTTCTCGGAAGCGGATCAACTTTGATATCTTGCCAGAAATTAAATCGTATCTGTTATGGAATAGAACTAGACCCAAAATATGTTGACGTTATCATAAAACGCTGGGAGAAATATTCTGGACTGGAAGCGATACATTCGGAAACTGGCAAAACTTATCAGGAACTATATGCAGAACCCGTTACCAAAGAAAAAGTATAAAACTATTTACGCTGACCCGCCGTGGAACGAATCAGGGGGTGGTAAAATAAAACGAGGCGCTGATAAACATTATACGTTGATGTCAAACCGAGATATTAAATTATTACCTGTATCAAATATCGCTGAACCTGATTGTTATTTATTTATGTGGGTTACCAATAATTTCTTACCAGAAGGATTAGATACAATGCGCCATTGGGGTTTTCGATATGTCACCAATCTAGTATGGGGTAAACCATCGTTCGGTTTAGGTCAATACTTCAGAGGACAGCACGAGATATGTTTGTTTGGGGTCAGGGGTAAGTTAAAAAAGAAAGTTAACAATGAATCTACTTTGATACTGAAACCAAAAGAAAAACATTCCAAGAAACCAGAAGGATTCTACGATAAGATTGAGAGGGTGGCGTATCCACCGTTTATCGAGCTGTTCGCAAGACAGCGACGAGAAGGGTGGGATAGCTGGGGGAACGAAATTGATTAATATATATTCCAATGTTATATTCTTTTTTTTACCATATAAAAAAATATGCCAAAGATTGTGAAATACAATGAGAAAGATGCGAATATCTGCAAACAGCTATCGGGTCTTGGAATAACGCACGAACAGATATGTTCGGTGATAGGCATAACAAAACCCACGCTTTATAAATATTATTCAGAGGAATTGTTACAAGGTAAGGCAGGTGCAAACGCCAAGGTCTTAGAAAACTTATTCCGTATTGCCACAGGGGACGGTCGAGAGGCAGTAACCGCTTGTATATTCTGGGCAAAGACCCAATGTGGATTCAGGGAAGTTCAACACGTAGAGGTTGCCACCGATAAAGAACAAACAGATGAATTTAAAAAACTTATCAAACAGATTCGAGAAGCTAAGTCCACAACAGAAAAGAACAGTAAACTTATTAACTAATTGGTGGAATACAGCTAGACCAAAACAAATTATCGAAGAACAAGACGATATTAATATCCATATGTTTTTAGCTGGAAGGGGTTTTGGTAAGACCTTAACGTTAAACTATGATTTATTACAATACGCCTTGACCAACGACAACGTAATCGTTGGCGTGGTCGCACCAACTTATGGCGACTTGAAAAGAATTATCTTTGATGGCGATTCAGGATTATTAAAAATCATTGACCGAGAACTTCTTGCACCTGCAGGATATAACAAATCCAATAACGAAATACGTTTCTGGAATGGTAGTCGTATTCAAGGATTCCCCGCAATTGAACCAGACCGACTTCGAGGCGTTCAATTCCACAGGATTGGTTTAGACGAGTTGGCAAGTTATCGTTATCGGGAAACGTTTGATAATATTCAGTTGGCGTTACGTTTGGGTGAGAATCCAAAGATGGTTATTACAACTACGCCAAGACCTATTCCCTTGATTAAAGAATTGGTACAACGTAAGGACGTTCAGGTTATCCGTGGGTCGACGTTTGAAAATATTGATAACCTTGCGCCAAGCGCAATTGCAATGTTGGAAGAACGATACAAAGGCACAAGGATTGGACGTCAGGAATTGTTTGGTGAAATATTGGAAGATGTCGAGGGTGCGTTATTTCATTACGACGATATTAACGAGGAACGGGTTGAACAAGCGCCGAAGGATTTACAAAGAATCGTGGTTGCGATTGACCCTGCGGTAACTTCCAACAAGGAAAGTAATGAAACGGGTATCGTTGTTTGTGCGAGGGACGACCAAAATAATTTTTATGTCTTGGACGACCAGTCAGGAGTGTATACCCCTGACCAATGGATTAAAAAAGCTATCGCCTTGTGTAATCATTACAATGCAGATAGAATAATCGCAGAGGCAAACCAAGGGGGAGATTTAATTGAAAGATTATTGCGAACCCAAGACGAACTCGTTCCGTATTCGAGTGTACGTGCCACGAAAGGCAAGTACACGAGGGCAGAACCGATAGCGAGTTTGTTTGAACAAAGGCGAGTTAAGTTTGTGGGGTATCATAAATTGCTAGAAGAACAGTTGTTGCAATTTACTGGAAAAGATATAGTTAGTCCAGATAGGGTTGACGCACTCGTGTGGGGACTGACTTCCTTATCCGCGAATAGTGGCAGAGCTGTTTTCAAAATTAGTTGAGGGTTGAATGGGTATATTGGATAAATTTCTTGGTAAGGTTGATAAACCTGAAAAGAAAAAAGAAGCACCAAAAATAATGATAAATAAACTAAGTGCATATGGAATTAAGAACGATAAAAAATATATTCAACGAGCCAAGGAAGGTTACGAATCAAATGCAATTGTTCACCGTTGTATACAACTGATTGCAAATTCTGCCTCGGCGGTTGACTTGGATATATTGGCAGATGATACCAAACTTGATAACCACGAATTAATATCGCTATTGAAACGACCAAACCCACAACAATCAGGCGTGGAATTCTTTTCATCGCTGTATAGTTTTTTATTAATATCTGGTAACAGTTATATTTTGCGGGATACGGATGCGGTTCGACCACCGAAGGAATTATATTTATTACGTCCTGACAGAATCAATATCATTCCAAGTATGACCAGTATTCCTAAAAGTTATGAATACTCTATCGGTGGACAAGTAGTTTCTGAATATGCTGTTGACCAAGTATCAGGATTCAGTCAGGTGAAGCAGATTAAACTTTGGTCGCCTACTGACGATTACTACGGTCTATCGCCTATACAGGCGAGTGCCTACAATATCGACCAACATAACTTAGCGGGGATTCATAACGTATCGTTATTAAAAAACGGTGCAACGCCATCTGGTATGTTGCAATTCCAACCAACGGACGAAACAGGACAATCCACAATGCTGACCGACGAACAGCGCAGTCAGTTATTGCACGATTTAGAAAATCGTTTCCAAGGTACGGCAAACTCAGGACGACCTATGTTATTGGAAGGACAGTTCGCCTACACTCAAATGGGATTATCGCCCAAGGACATGGATTTTCTCCAATTGCTAAATTTATCGGCGAGGGAGATTGCCTTATGCTTTGGTGTCCCTGCACAATTGATTGGTATTCCAGAAGCGAATACTTATTCCAATATGGAAACTGCTAAACTGGCGTTATATGAAGAAACAATTATACCGCTATTGAAGCGTGTTGAATCTGATTTAAACGAATATCTATCTCCGTTGTATGACGGCAAGATTCATTTACGTTATGACTTGGATTCCATACCTGCTATGAGTGAGAAAAGAAAACAGATTTATGAAAACGTGCAGGGTGCAGTTACCGCAGGAATCATAACAAGGAACGAGGCAAGGGAACGTCTTGGTTTAGAAAAGATTGATGGCGCTGACGAATTATATATCCCTGCTAATCTATTCCCGATAGGTGAAACTGTGGAATCGCCAGAGGAGGGCGATGCGGATGCCAACGAAAAAGATTATGACTTTATGTATGGAACAAAGGCAGAAACTTCCAAAGACGTTTTTACGACCGAAGCAGAGGCAAGGGCAAGGGCAAAAGAAATTGGGTGCGTTGGTACGCATACCCATAAAGACAAAGACGGTAATACCGTTTACATGCCTTGCAGGAATCACCAAGACTATATTAACAATTTATCGCAAGGCGAGGCAGAACAATATCAAGCTAAACAAACTAACTTTCCAAAACGTGGTGACGATAAAGCGATCAGTTTACGTAATTCCGAATACGACGTATTCGACCCTGAGTTTGCAGAGAATATTAGAAAGGCGCATCCAGATATATGGAAAGCTGGTGGCAATATTGAGGGCAATCGTTCGTATCGATTGTTACAGGATTTTCGAGCTGGTTCGAGGTCAGATACCGTTTTGCAAAAGGTCAAGGAAAGGGAAGCGTGGAGTGCAAGACATTTCAGGGACGGGCAAGGATTCGCATCTGGCTCTCGTTCCCCGAATCTTTCCAACGTTGCTGGGGTCGTTGCACAAATGAAATGGTTGACGGTTGGAACGCTGGGTCAACAAGGTATGAAAGACGTAATTATGGAATTGGTGAAAAAGCTGGAAGGAAGGCAGAAATCCATTTCAGATTTCGGGTGTGAAGA